TTAGGCGAGTACCGCAGATGACTGGTTTTAAGTCCGAGTCCTATATGGATGTTTCAAACTCCCTAGATTGGATCCTCGATTCCTCATCTAGCTTTCTTAAGTCCCCAGCCCATAAGTGGCTACGGACTGTGATCACTGGATGCTTATGTGTCCCCATGTTTCATAGCTTAAGTTTGGAGTTTAACGCAAAGCAGCTTGGTCTGTTTGAGCGTGACACCGCTAGGCTATATGGGTCAGATAAGGTCTCTTTTGTGGTTTCTGTAACCAGAGCAGTTAAAGCGTGTATCCACACTGCTGTTATGTACTCTCAAGGTAAGGTAAATCATGATATTTTCACCAGCGATTCAGTGTATTCCTCGTTCATGGCATCCGCATCGGAGCTAAGAACTAAGGAGCCGTATATACACCCTGGTGCATCTACTGGAGATTGGATTAATAACCGGGAATACAGGACTAAGTTAATTTCTGCCATAACTCTTGGTAGGGATGTCGTTCAGCAAATTAGATCACATCCTGATGTTGATTCGCAGCAGCGGTCCATCGTTAACTCAGCCCTAAAAGACCTTGAGAAGATTGAAGCCAAACTTTTAGTTAAGGACAAAGCTTCTCAAAAACACCCAGCCTTCATCTTGCTTTGTGTGGGCGCTCCTGGAGTCGGTAAAACAGTGGTCATGAATCACATTCACCAAACCATGGAGCGTGTTAAAGGGCGAGCTTTTTCGCCCGATGCCGTAGCCAACCTTATGCCCGATGTCGAGTTTTATGACAACATATCCAATGGGACCTTTATCATTCATTTTGATGAAATTGGTATAGAAAAACCGCAAGGCGGTCGTCTCGATGTCAAGAATTCTTCGGTGCGCATGTTGCTTAACTACGGTGACTCCAATCCACAGGTCGTCAATAAAAGTGATGTAACCGAGAAGGGTAAAACCTACAATCTCAACGATTACGTTACTGGCTCCACCAATACCTTTAATATCAACGCACAATATGTGACGAAGATTCCAGAAGCGATTTATAGAAGAATCCACTGGATAGAGGTTAAGGTAGAGGAGTCATACCGGGCGGCTAATAGCAATGGCGTTGATGTTCAGCGCCTGAAAAATGAGGGATTGCCCCTCACTTCTAAGTTTCTCATTCGAGAAGTTGTCTTTCCACACACGAAGGATAAATTTTCGCTTGATCCGGCGACAGGAGAACCACGTATTCGGGATGAAGGACCATGGGTCTCTCTCCCTGAGTATCTCTTGATGCTAGAAGCTAGAATTCGACAACACGATGAACGCTGTAAGATCGGCGCAGGTGTTACCATGAGATGGGACGAGCATAATTGTTCCCATGGTAGAACCAGCGATATCTGCTTGGATTGTCAAGATCCAGCAGGCGCCGATATACTTCGTAGATCGTTAGGCGCTCCACCTGAATCTTCTATTATTTATGAGGGTGAAGGGGGCGCCGAGGAACAACCAGAGTCCTTGGACATTGACCAGGACGACGTGGACGACATCGAGTCGCGCCGCGCGGTGAAACACCCTGTTACACGGAGTGTTTTTTCCATTTTGTCAGCATTTATGTGGATGATTTTTGGAATGTTCCCGATCATTTTGTCGTTGTTTTCCCCGTTCCTCCTTTGGTTAGCTTCACGCTCACTTTGGACTGTTGCTGGCTGGTGGTATGCATCTCGCTCCACCCGCCTCATTGACGATTACACCATGAAGTTATCTCTATTTGGTAAGTCAATGATCAAGTTCGGTATTATCGATCTTACAGCACAGATCCGTGGGTACGAAACCGACCAGGACAGATATGAGAGGCGGTTGTGCACATCTGTGACCGTCGCCCGAGCTAATAACGTTCAGTGGTATCTCAATTGGGGTATTAGAATTTTGATTGTTCCAGCATCAGCTGGCATTTGTCTTTCTATTGTGCGCTACATGCGCACCCGATTGAGCCACGAGGGCATGGCCCAAACTAAAATGCTCGGTGAGAAGTTATCGCCATCTGAGTTCACCAGTCGCCTTGCGCAAATGAATGTCACTACATCTCGTATGACACCTACTGGAGAGCGAAACTCAACATGGACAGCTCCCTCACTCATGACTGTTCAATCCGCAGAGAAGAGTATATTACCTCCTGATCATCTCTTAAACAAATTGCGTAAGCATGTTTGGTCTATACAAGCTATTAGACCAGATGGCACTGCCATGAACGCCCACGCGTTAGCAGTTTGCCCGGAGATTATATTGGTTAATACTCACGTCTTTGCCGGCTCGTTATCCATCATTTTGGAGCACCACGTGTGCTCAAGTGGTGAAACAGCTACAATGGTGAACCGTTTAGTTTACAATAATTTGTCCGATAAGGATTCTTTTGACATAGGCAATGACATCACCGCTGTTTACGTAGCCGGTTTAACTTCTAAGAACTTTTTGGGATACATCCCAGATGCCTTGGAGTCTCAGACGGTCTCTAATTTGTGGAGCTCCGTGAAGATCCCGTCATTTCAAGTCTTCCCTACTGGTGTTAGGGAGATTGAGTCACATTTCGGTCGTGACGTCCCCGTTGACGACACCGACACAATAGTACAGCATCCGATTATGTACTTAAACCCGAATCATGCGAATGGTATGTGTGGTATACCCTTGGTTCAGGTTAAAGGAAATGTGACAGTTTTGGCAGGTTTTCACTTTGGAGGAGCATCGAAGGATGGTGACGCTACTTGCGCTGCCACCTCATTTGTCCGCCCTCAGATAGAGTCAGCTATAGCTAAACTCAGGAAAAACCGTACCCTCGCGCCATTGGCATCCGAGGGCGATATTCAACCTTTCGATCTCGATGGAATTGATCCTGTATTTGGCTTACCGGGCTCCCGTAGTTTTCTCAACTGGCAGAGGGGCAACATTG